AATTTCAATTATTTCCGGAGTAATACCATTATCTAAAAGTTTTTTAATCCACAAGTTAAGTGGTCGTTTAACACCATTTTTACTTAAATAAATGTGTTTAGATAATCTTTCTTTTATAGTTTTTTTAGTTTTACCGACATATCTAATTATCTCAGGATAATTTGGGTCATAAATTCCATAAATAATAACTTCCATAAATTTGTCTTTATTATAAATATTCCATTCTTTTAATAATTACAAATCTACTTAAATTTTCTTAATTTTGATTCTTTTTTTGTTCTTCTTTTTGTTTTCTCTTATCCATCAAATCTTTAATTCTTTGTCTGTTTCTTTCTTCTGTCTGTTCTTCAAGACCTAAGAAAGTTACCGAACTTTCAGTGTCAATCTCTAACATACCATTATCAAACTTACAATTTTCAAAGACAATTCCATCATCACCAATACGTGATTTAGTAATAGCAATTGTAGCTAATTTCATTTCTCTCTGTTGTAACGATTTAGCCACGGAAATGATTACGTGACCAACCTGAGCTTTCTTAATCGAACCACCCATTTGGTCGGTAGTTACCACATCAGATGATATTGAACTTCTATTACCCTGAGTCGCAGTCCATCCAACAATGTCCAACTCGTGACACATCGCCTCAAATCCTCTCATTACTGACCCCTCAGATTTCCACTCATCACCTAAGTTTTTATCCGGAACCACACAATCAATATAATCCAATAAAACCATATCAATTTTAGTCCCTTCAGACATCATTTTACGAATTTGATTTTTAATCTGCATCATAGTCATTGTGTCTGATGGAAGTTTTTTAAGAATAAGTTGGTTAGTCATAGTTTCTTTAACTAACTTAACTTTTTCCATAACTTCTTCTTTTCTTAAAGACAATTCATCAGGATGAATTTTTGTCCATAGTGTTATGTGTTTACGTTGTATAATCTTTGGGTTATCCTCAAAGAAAATTTGTAAAACATTATACCCCAAATTAAATGCGTGATTTGAGATTTTTGTAAGTAAAGTTGATTTACCTACACCGGTTGGTGCTAAAACAACACCAATTTCCCCCTTCGCTAATCCACCTTTTAACAATCTATCAATCCCCGGAATACCCATCGGTATTGGATGACGATAATCCTCATCTAAAACCTCATCTAAGTTGTGAAAAACACTCTCAGTTCCCTTGTCGTGTTCTCCAACTTGAAGTGCTTTACTAACCATTTCTTCTAATGTGTCATAACTTTCAAATTCACCAGCATCGATGATTTTTTGTGCTTTAGTCATAACTTTCTGTAACTCTTGTTGTTTACAGAATTTCATTGATTTTTCTTGGACAAATTCCGCACCTTCAATATTGGTCTCCTTAACTTTATTAAGGGTATCAATTACAATTTTTACCGCTAGAGGTTGTTGTAACTCGGATTTTGTGATTTGTTCTAAAGTGTCAAACGTTGGTGTGTGTTCATATTTTGAGTAATACTCTTTAATCATTTGAATGATTAATTTAAAATATTTATTCTCAAAATAATTTGGTTCCATCACATCGATAATTGACCTTGAAAAGTCTTTATCTACTATGATTTGGTTTAATAATTGTAGCTGAAATGTGCTACCTAAGTACTCGAAATTTTTGTTTGACGCCATATATTTTTTATTAGTGTATTTGATAAATATTATACACTTAGTGGAACTTCTAAATAATTGTATGTTAAATTTTCTGACGAAAAAATGTCAGTCAAATTCATTAATAAACTTTTTAGGCGTGGGCGTACATCCACAGTGTATCTTACCTTTGGTGGGTATATTTTAGCATCAACTTGTCTATGACAAATTGTCATATCATTTTGTTTAATATAGATGTTAAAATACTCAGGTCCGTCAATATATGACGTTTCCAAAATCGCCGGATTGTTAATAATCTCATACATATTATCCGACATATATGTAACCGTTTTTAACGATAATTGTTGTTGAATATCTTCTTTAAATTCTTTAAGTAATTCATACAATTCTAACGAGTTTTTAGCCTTCGGGTTAAAATCTCTAACATTAAAAAATCTTTGAACGATAATATTGTCGTTCACCATCATTAAGAATTCTAATTTTACTGAATCTTGGTTTCTCATAATTAATTGTTTTTGTAATTTCTTTTTTCTTTTCTTGTTAGTTTCATAAAGGGTCTAACAAAATTAACCCACGCGTCATCACTTTTTGGTAGATACTTGAAGAACCCGTCTTCCATCATCATTTTTATAAGGTTTTTATACCCCCTACCTTCCGGGTCTAATGTTTCACGATAATATAATTCAACCATCTCTTTCCCCTCTTCAGTTATCAAAGGTTTTGATAAATCAACTATCTTTTCATTAATCTCGAAGAATTCGTTACCATACACACCGGTTCTTGTTTTACCCGACAATAAATTCTGTAACGTTTTATTACTTCTATTTTCCTTTAAAAGATTTTCTGCCTTTTCTAAAATATCGGAAACTGAAACGGGTTTTTCAAGTAGCTCAGGAAAAAACTTTACAAGTGTTTTTTCACCAAGTCCTGAAATACCATCAATATTATCCGATTTATCACCCGATAAAATTTTATAAGTACGGACATTTTGATGAGGAAAGTAATAATACTCCAACATCACTTTATCCCCTTGTCTAAATGTTTGTTTTGTTTTTGGATAATAAATTGAAACCTTATCAGAGATAAGTTGGATAAGGTCTTTATCCCCTGAGAATATTGTTTTCTGTTCGTTCTCCGAGATTTGGCAGTAATAAGCTATCAAATCATCCGCCTCGTTTTTTTCGACGTTTATTTGTCTGATATAACACTCTTCCAAATACTCTTTAATCCTCTCTTTTTGTTCTTCAAAAGATTGGTCTTTAAAGTCATCGGTAACTCTACGCTTTTCTTTATATTGGGGGTATAATGTTTTTCGGGTTAGAGAATTATCATCACCGTCCCACATAACAACAACCTTATCAAAATTTTCTTCATCAATAAGCCGTCGAATGGTGTTTATGAAATGCCATAATCCACCTATGTGTTTTGTTCCGTTAAAAAAATCTTTAACACCACAAAAACCAACTTTTAATAGGTAATTCCCATCGACCAAAAGTGTTTTAGTCATTTGTATTTTTTGTATTCGTTACTATAAAATTTTGTTACTCTTTTTCAAATTATCTTCAGCCCATAGTGGTTGAAGATTTGTATAATGACACAACTTATAAAGTTCGTCCTCTGTTTTTGCTGATGATAATGGAATGATATGGTCTATATGCCATTCATTTCTGTTTTCCCAACTCATACCATCAATAAATTGGGTTTCTAAATGTTCTTTGAGAAATTCAGGAGAACAACCAACAATATCAAAAGTTTTGTTGTTTTTGGTAATATTAAGGGTTATTAAATATTTTATTAACCTACTTCTCATTCTATTTTTAAGGTTGAAAATAAAATCATTAGAATTTCTTTTTTTAAAATATTCTCTTCTTTGTTTCTTAATTTTTTCTTGGTTTTGTTTTGCCCAAGTTTTTTTATATTCTAATATTGAGTCTTTATTTTTATTATAATACTCTTGGGATATTTCAGGGTTATTCTTGTATTTTTCTCTACTTCTTACCCTATCTTTTCCCCTAATAATATTAATATTTTCATCTCGATATTGTTTAGCCTTGTTTAATCTTTTTTCTCGGTTAAAAATGTAATCATTCTTTTTTTTATTAGTAATTTTTTCAGAATTAATGTCTCGATATTTTACCCAAACTAAATAAGAGCATTCTTTACATTCAGTTCGCAATCCGTCTTTAGAATCCTTTCTTTTTCTAAATTCACAAATTTCTTTTTCTTTATTACACTTAGAACAAATTTTAGTTTCCATTTTTAATATATTCCTTTAATAATTTATTAACAAGGGAAGATAAATTAATAGATTTATCCTTAAAGTATTTAGGTAATTCAGGGTCAATCGCAACAGAGATTTTTACCTTTTTTTTATCTTCATCAATTTTATGTCTTCCCATATTATATAAATATCTCAAAAATTATTAAAAGTAATAATAGTATCAATTTTTTTTTTAATTAAAATCATCTTCTTCTGTTTCATCCAACGTAATTTCACCGGTTCCACTAAGAATAGCGTTCCAATAACTAGAATATTCTTTTTTATATTTATCCAAAGCCTCTTTTGTATCTGATATATAACCTTGTGGGACAGCAATAATTTTACCATCCTTGTAAGCAATCCCATTCACGTGATTTTTTAAAATTGAAATCTTAGTTCTTACAGCATAAGATATTGTTCTCCCATTTTTAGTTGCTGTAATATGATTAACGCCTGAACTTTTCTGATTACCAAATAAGAAAACC